GAGAAGTTTGCAGTAGGTGGTAGAGTAGTAGAATTAGAAGGTGGTGAGGCAGTAATAAATAAAAGAAGTACAGCAATGTTTAGAAATCAATTATCAGCAATGAACTCTGCAGGAGGAGGTGTTAAGTTTGCAGATGGTGGATTACTTAATATGCCTTCATTCTCACAACAACAATTCAATGCACTAGGACAAAATCAAATGATGGGTGCTATGGGAGGTGCTAGTAAAGTAGTAGTAGTTGAAGCAGATATAACCTCAACACAAAACTCAGTTAGTGTGATAGAATCAGATGCAATAATATAATAATCAAAGAAATAAACAAATGTTTGTTGATAACAAAACCAAATTAGAAAGGCTAGATATATGTAAAAGTTGTAGTTTTTACCGAAACTTTATGTTACTAAAGAAACCTAAAATAGCAAGAGGTGCAAGATGTGCTGATTGCAAGTGCTTCCTAGATGCGAAAACATCTTTAACAAAAGAGTTCTTTGGTAAGTGTCCTCAGAATAAATGGTAAAAAAACATATATGAATTTCCAAAAAATCGCTAACAATTACGCAAAGACTAAAAGAAAGATGATGACTGATGCAGTTATCAAAAACAAAAACCACACTAAAAACTTTCCAACGTATCAAGCAGAATCTTTAGGATTAATGTTTGCAGAGTGGCATTTATTATTCCCACAACACAAACAAGATATGAAGTGTACTTCTTGTAGAGCAGCAGTATGTAAGTTTTGGGAAAACATGGTAGAAGAGTGGATTGAAATAGAACAAACTCCTAAAAAAAGAAATGGCTCAAAAAAGGCAAAGGCAAAATAAAATAGATGTAGTTAAAGACTTCATTGAAATTGCTGGAGAAGGCTTAGAGAAAAGATTTGGCTCTTCACCTACTTGCAAAGATGTTGTAAGGCATTTTGTAGAAAGAGGGATTATTGATCCTAAAAGACTTAGAAACTATATGGTTATTGCAGATTTTGATAGAATGTTAGTAGGTAATGAGGGTAGCAGAACTAACACTTGGATGGATTTATCTATTAAGTACGACATAAGTGAAAGTCAAGCACAGAATATAGTTTACAAAGAAAGAAAGAAGTCTACACCATCTAGTAATATCACATATTAAAAGTTTTGTACGAAAATAAGGTAAACTAAGGTTTATTATATTCTATTTTTGCCTCTATGACAGAAAAATGGTATAACATTCAGAACAAAGCAGGTGAAACTGCTGATGTATATATCTTTGATGAAATAGGAACTTATGGCATAACTGCACAGGAGTTTATAACAGACATTAAAGATTTAAAAGATACGCCAATCAACTTACGCATTAATAGTTTAGGTGGTGATGTTTTTGATGGTATGGCGATGTATAATGTAATCAAAAGGAGAGAGGCTAAGACTACAGTTTATATTGAGGGTATAGCAGCGAGTATTGCTACTATTATATCTCTTGGTGCAGATGAGGTTGTTATGGCTGAAAATTCTTTGTTTATGATTCATAATGCTTGGGGTGGTACAATGGGTGAGGCTAAAGATATGAGAAAGACAGCAGAAACTCTTGAGAAAATCACAGGCGAACTGACAGACATTTATAGAAAAAAGACAGGATTATCTTATGATGCTCTTGCAGAGATGATGGATGAAGAAACTTGGTTAAATGCTAACGAAGCATTAGAAATGGGTTTTATTGATACTATCTCTGATTCTATTAAAGTTGCTGCGAAGTATGATGTTTCTAAGTTTAAGAACATTACACAGGAAGAAATACAGAATAAATTAAGTATTAATATAAATAACAAAAAAATGACTAACGAGTTAAAAGAATGGTTTAACAACAAAGTTGAAGAGATTGTTACTGCTGTAAAAGGTGATGTAAAAGTTTCTGAAGATGTTGCTGAACAAACTGCGATAACTGTTAATCTAGGAGATAATGATGAGATAAAAAATAAAATTTCTGAGTTTGAGTCTAGTAACATTGAATTATCAAACAAGATTTCTTTGTTAGAAGAAGAATTAGTTGCTTCAAAAGGAACTAACGAAACTTTGACACAAGAAGTTGAAGCGTTAAACGCTAAAATCAACAAAGCAGATGCTAAAGGTACTGAGATTGTAACTGAAGCAGACCCTGTTGTAGTTGAGAACAAAAAAGAAGATGCTAATTCAGGTTTTTATAATCTATTAGCAGGTAAAATTAGAACTAAATTTAATAACTAAAAATAAATAAAAAATGGCAAATGTAGCAAATAATAGTATCGCAGCAACTTATGGTGGTGCGCAACTAAACGAGATATTTTACGAGCCAGTATTTAGAAGTGATGATATTATGCGTAACTATAGAGTTATTCCTAATGTAAAACATAAAATGAATGTTTATACTTCTGCTGCTCTTAAAAATATAGTACAACCTTATACAACTTGTTCTTCAACAAGTGGTTCAACTCAATTTAATATTGATGACAAAGTAATTACTGCAGGTAGATGTAGAGTTGCTTTAGAGCAATGTACTGATGAGTTCTTTGGAACTTATATTGAAGAAATGTACCGAAATGGTGCAGATGTAATGAATATTGAGGGAACTCAATTATCTGATGCAATCGTAAACAGAGCAGTAACAGGTATCGCTTCTGATGTAGTAAGATTAGCATGGGGTGGTGATGGCGCAACTGCAAATTATGATGCTTTTGATGGTTGGATGAAATTAATGGGTGCTGATGCAACAGTATTGGCTGCTCAAATTCAGCAAACAGGTGCAGCATCAACTGCAACAGTTACTGCAGGACACGCAATAGGACTTATAAGAAAATGTTACGATGAAGCACCAGCAGCACTTCAACAAGTACCAGCAGGTGATAAGAAAATGTTTGTAACTCCTAAAGTATTTAACGCTTACTTAGCAAACCTTGAAGGTTCTTCTTCTGACTTAGCACTTGTTAACAAGGTAGATGGTTTACAAAGAGTTATGTTTAGAGGTGTAGAATTAGTACCTGTTTACGAATGGGATACTATCTTAGCAGCACTTAACCCAGCAATTTTTGTTGACCAAAGTGCAGCAGCAACAGGTAATACTGAAAATGGTGTATGTTACTGTGCAGTTGAGAACTTAATCATTGGTTCTGATGTAACTGATCCTGAAGGTTCTTTCAAAGTTTTCTATGATGACTTAGAAGAAAAAATGTTCTTCAGAGGTTACTTCAAGTTAGGAGTACAGTTCTTGTACCCTTCTCTTGTTCAATGGGGAGTTGTAACAACATAACAATAATGTAATAATAGAGAGTGTGTAAAAGCACTCTCTTAATTACTTTTTATAATCAATAAAATAATAATAAAATGGCAATAGATAAAGGAATCGCAATTAGTTGTGCTGATTTACAACAAGTAGGAGGTATAAAACATATATTATTAAGAGATTGGGCTACAGGTGATGTAGTTACTTATGATAGTACTGATGACCATGCTATTTCAAGTATAGTTGATACAGGTGGGTCTACAGCAGATTGGTATTTATATGAATTTAAAAGTCAAGAGGCTAGTATGTCTATTAATGCTACTAAAGAAAATGGTTCAACTGCTTTTGAATGTGGTTTGACTTTTACTCTACCAAGAATGGAAACAAAAAAGTTTGCTGAATTACAAAATATGTTAACTGATTGTATGATGGGTATTGCTGTTGATAACAATGGTAATGCTTTTGTTTTAGGTGCTTCAGAAAAATACAGAAACGAATCAGTTGCTTCAAGAAGTCAAACATTTTTAAATGTTGCTTCAATGGAGGGTGGTTCAGGTAGTGCGTTTACAGATGATAACGCAATAACAGTTAATTTAATGGCTAAACAATATGAATTGCCAAGAGAGTTTACTGGTACTATATCATATTATAATGATGCTGACCCTTCTGCTACATATAGAGCGCAAACTTCTTAATAACTAAAAAAATAAAATAAAATGGCAATAACAGATGGATTATCAATAGGATGCTCGGATTTACAAGCGAGTGGAGGTATTCAGAGAGTATTTATAAGAGAGTGGAACTCAACAGGTTCTCCTGACCAAATAGCATTAGGAACAGGAACTATTACATCTATAGCAGATAGTGGAGGAACTAATTCTACTTGGGGGGTTTTTGAAAGCAAGATAGAAACTCCTGCAATAACAATTTCTGGTACTTCTGAAAAGAATGTAAATACTTATGAATGTAACTTAACTTTTATGTTACCTAAAATGGATTTAACTAAAAGAAACAGAATACAAGATTTTGCAGGTAAATGTTTAATGGTAATGGCTGAAGATACAAATGGTACTTACTTTGTTTTAGGTGTTTCTGATGTATTAACAGGTGGTGATGGAGGTTTAGATATTCCTGTTGCTGCTCACATTGGAACAAGACCACAAACATTTGCAAGATTAGCAAGTGTTGAAGGAGGTTCAGGTGCTGCTTTTTCTGATGAAAATGGATTAACTGTAACTATAACTTGTACTCAGTATGAGTTACCAAGAAATTATGTACCAGCAGGTGCTGTGCCTTCAATAGATAGTACAGGGCTTTTTGTAACTATAACTTAGTAATTAAAAGAATAATAATAGGTTGAACTTAGTTCGTAAAAAGTTTATAACATTTTCCTATTAATATCTTTCTAATAATTATGTGTAATTGTTCAGATAAAGAAATAAATTTAAACACTTTAAAAATATATACATTTATGGGTACTTACAAGGCAAAATACAAAAGTGGAATTTCTGTCAAGGATGGTATTAAAATAGAATGGGGATTTGCTACTCAGGAAGAGTTAGCGTACGCTTATGAAGAACTAGGAATGACTGATGTAATAGATAAATTATCAACTACAAAAACTAAAGATGAGCCAAAGAAAACAAAAAAGTCAGGTAAAAAATCTACAGAATCAGAAGAGTAATACTTTTGAATTTGGAGTTTTTAACTTAGCAATTCCTGAACATATTGAAGAACCTCAAGACTTATCAAAGGTAAGGACCAAGTTTATTCCTTTTGGTACTAATAATCTCTTTCCTCAATATTTAGCAGAACTAAAAAGAAAATCTAGTACACATAGAAGTGTATTAGCGCAAAAGGCAGTATTCACAAGTGGTGCAAAGTTTGTAACCAACAATGAAACTGTTAAAGAATATATTAAAGATGTAAATGCAGATGGTGAATCATTAAGAGAAGTTTTTAAGAAACTTGCTGATGATTACTACACTTTTGGAAATGCTTACATTGAAGGCGTTTTATACGATGGTGGGCTAAATCTATATCACATAGATGCAACTACTGTTAGAATGTCTAAAAACAAGAAACAAGTATATGTACACCCAGACTGGGCTAAGTACAATACTATGAAGGACAAATTAAACATTATACCTCTATATCCTGAGATGAGTGGGAGTAGATTTGTAATGCAATTTAAAGATTACGAACCTACATTCCAATTCTATGGTTTACCAGATTATGTTGCTGCTTTAGAGCATATAGCAGTAGATTATGAGATTGGTAAATGGAATCACACTAAATTCAAAAATGGCTTTCAACCTTCTGCTATTATTGAGATTAATGGTGATATGGGTGAAGAAGAAGCAAAGAAGTTAGTAAGAGAAGCACAGAAGAAGTTTGTTGGAGATGGTAACAATGGTAAGATTATGTTTATCGTTAAGAATGGTGATGCTGCTAATGCTAATGTTCAGATAATAAAAGATGACCAAGAAGGTAGTTGGATAGACTTACAACGAATTACTGACCAGAATATTGTAACTGCACATAGATGGCAACCATCATTAAGTGGATTAGTTAGTTCTGGAAAGATGAATAACACAGGTAGTGAGATAAGAATTGCTTATGATTTAGCAATGACTACAGTAATTAAAGATACTTCAGACTTGCTTTTAAATGGTTTAAGAACTATTTTGTTTAAAGAAATGGGCTTTTTACCAGAGGAGTTAATTATACATTATGAGCCACCAATTAGTTTTGCAACTCAGATTGATCCTAAGCAAATTCTTACTATAAACGAACAAAGAAAAATGTTAGATGAGGATTTACCTATGTTAGAAGAAGGTAATATGTTCTTGACAGATAGAGAGCAAATCATTGTAACAAGAGATGATGATGCAGATGGTAGAGGAGATGATGAGGCAGGTGATTTACAAGTAACTGAAACAAACGAATAACTATGGCAAACGTAAACCAATATATACCTTTAGTAACAGCAGGAGAAGTTATAAGCAATAGTTTTACTAATGCTAATACAGATACTGCATTAATTTCTAATAACACTATTTTACTTTCTGAGTTGGCTCATTTAAAACCAGCATTAGGTCAGAAGTTTTATGAAGAAATTAAAACACAACACAATGATGGTACTTTAACTGTAGCGAATCAAACTTTAATGGATGATTTCTTGACAAGATGTTTATGTTGGTTTGTTAGATTTGAGGTTATCAATGAAGTACAGAGTAATAGTAGTAGTGCTGGTATTGTTCACAATATAGATGAGTTTGCTACGATTATAGACCCTGCTGAGTTAAATGTTTACAAGCAAGATACATATAGAAAGGCAGAGATATACTTAAAGGATATGATAGATTATATGACAGATAGCGACCAGAGTGGTTTATATCCTACATTTGATACTAATAAGCCTTGTAATGATAATGTGTATAAGAATCATGGTATAATAATGTATGATAGCATATATACTAGGCGTAGAGGTTATGATAGTTGGAAGAATTTTTGTCCATGTGATGATTGTTAAAATAAATATATAAATGGCTGCAAACGAACATAAGAATTTAAACGATATTAATAGGCATAATCCAAAAGGGTTTGAAACTGCTACTAATAATACTGTACTGAGCAAGACTGCAGGTACATCTGCTACTGGTACTGATGGTAACTTACAATGGCAAGATAAGTCATTTATGGGTGCTACTAACTATAAGATGCAAGGTTATATTACAACTGCATTAACTAACTACTCTTATGGTCAAGATATATTAGATAACAAATCACCATACTTAATTAATATAGATTCAGGTGGTACACTTTTAGGAAGTATTACTATAGCACCTAACGCTTTTTTTGAAATGGGTCAAGCACAAATAGTTCCTGAGAATTGTAGTGCAGTATCTTTTAAAGGATGGGCGACAAGTACAGGTTCTAATGCTTTTACTATTGCAATATGTAAACTAACTCCAGTTGCAGATAATACATCTAATAGAACTGCTGAGAGAGTAAAAGAGATTGTTTTAACAGGACTTGCAAGTAACAATAAATTAATTGCTATAGATGAAACTACTTTTGCAGTAGCATCTGATGCAGATATATCAGCAGGAGATATTATATTCCCAATGATAAAAGAAACAACAGGAGGTTCAGAGATATATATGAATTTAACTATTAAGACTACAACTTACTAATGACTACTAAAGAGGAAATAGTTTCAATGAAAAAAGATATAAACTCTATAAACGAAAAGATGAACAGTATAGATGAAAAACTAGATATGTTAACAGAAAGATTGTTAAATCCAGATAATGGGGTTACTGCTAGGGTAAATAGAAATACATCTATGAGAAAAATATTAGTAAAAGCAATGTGGGTTATATATACTATAACTTTAGGTGCTATACTAAAAATATTTACAGATTAATAATAATATAAAAAACAAATAAAAATGAGTACATTCGATACAGACAATACATTACTAATGGAGATGCTTGGTAAGAATTATGGTACAGAAGTTTTTACTACTGCTGCGCAAACAGGTAAAGACTGGTATTGCATATTTTTTCCAGTTGAATCAGTGATTTCTACAATAGCAGGTGATCCTACTAATATTACTGCTTTAAATGGTCAAACTATGAATGCTGGAACAACATTATTTTTTCGTACAACTGCTATCACTTTAACGAGTGGTATTGGCATAGGGTACAGAGAGAGTGATGGTGATACAAGTTCATAATGAAATTATCTCTAGGCATATCATTACCAACAAGTAACAAGGGTGGATTAACCCCTGTACAAAAGCAAACTAATGACTTTAAAGCAAGAGTTATTGCTGATGGTGGTGTATTTGAGGCTAAGGCTTGTTTAGAAGCACAATTAACAACTTTAAATAATATAGAATGAGTTTATTAGATGATGTTAGTATAGTAGTAACTCCAAACGGATATAAGGCAGGAGAATTGTATGCAGTTATTCCTGTACCTACTGAGGGTGCTGAAGAAATAGTTGATAGTAGTTTTGCTAATGATTTAGATGATTGGTTTAAGTATGGGGTTACAAGTGCAACAGGAGGTGTAGCAACTATTGGTGCGAGTGCTAATTCTGGTATATGGCAAGTTATATTGACAGAAGGAGTTAGATATACTGTTACAGTTAATGTTATAAGTTATAATGGGGTAGGCACTGCTCAATTTGTAAATGCGAACGGGAGTAATATTTATACTATAACTGAAACAGGAATACAAACTTTTATCTTTACACACAATATTGCAAATGCAGAATTGATAATAAGAGGAACATCTAATGCTCTTTTTAGTTTATCAAGCGTATCAGTAAAAGAATACACATCAGCAGATATGGATGTTACTAGAGCAACTGCTGCTACAAGAGTAGATGAGAATGGTTTAGTAAATTATGCTGAGATTATAGGAGATGAATTAGTTGCAGATGGGAGTTTTCCAACAGGTACTTCTGAATGGGGTACAGGAACAGGAGTTACTGTAGGTGGTGGTGTTGCTACATTTACATCTACTCCAAGTGGACAATCAGTTCAACAAAATGCAGTTGCTACTGCTTTACCTAATGGTTCTTTAGCAAAGGTTTCTTTTGAAGTATTATCAAGAACAGAAGGTAGTTTTGGTCTATATTTTAGTGGTACACTTGTAGGTTCAAGGTCTAGTGTTGGGGTTTTTACTGCTTATTTTACAAAAGGAACACAAACATCTTTTTATATTAGGGCTTTAGGAACTACAAGTGGAACAATATCAAATGTATCAGTAATAGAAGAAGTAAGAAATAACGTACCTCGTATAGACTACACAGGAGGAGGTTGTCCACATATATTAGCAGAGCCACAGAGGACTAATGTAAAT